CTGCACCGTTCGCAGCTGGGGTCGTTTGGGCCTAATCGCGGCACGTCGCCGTAGATCAGCCCCTTCTGGATTTGATAAACCATTGAATGGGCAATGCCATACCGTTTGGCAAGTTCCGCCTTGCTCTCTAGCGAATCCTTAATCTTGATTGCAACCTCATCAGAGAGGCGCCGCTTACTGCACGGCTTGCAAGCAAGGATCTGTTCAGGTGTCAGGTTGTCAATGTCTGGGCCGCTGATTGAATGCTTGTAGCCGCAAGATTTGCATTTCCACTTTTTGTATTTTCCAGACTTTGTAATTGACGTGCTTTTAACCAGCATCCGACCCCCACACTTCGGGCATTCCAAAGTCACTGCGCCACCACCCCCAGCCTGATTGTGGTGGAGCTGAGCAGCATCTGAGCTAGAAGCCACTCCTCGCCCGTGTCGTCCACCACCAGATAGGCGGGAATGGAGACGGTGCCGCCCCTTTTGTCTTCGGCTTTGATGTCACGAAGCGCGGTGATCTTGGCAGTGGCCTGACTGGGCCAGCCGCGAACGTAGACGTTTTGGCCGATGTTGAATTGCCAGTGGCGGCGTTTGGTTGGGGTGATCATGGTTGGTTTTCCAGTTGCTTTAACCGCTGAAGTGCGGCCTTGATAATGTCAATTCCGTCATCTGTAAGCGAGCATCCTGTTTCCAGTGCTTGTAGTCCCTGCTCCGCCAGCGACGGAGGCTTCGGGCGGCGGGCGGCGAAGAGAAATTCAGACGATTGATGCCATCCATCGTCTTTGATCCACTCGCAACACGCCTCCAGCTCCTGATCTGCGCCCCATTGCGCAGCGCGGTTGGCGACGCCCAGCACAGCGCCATCCTTATATGGCTCGCTTAGCCATTCCGTGAACAACTTAGGCGGCACCTTCACAGGATGATCAGCCACGCCTCACCTCCATCCCCTGTAACTCAATCTCCCGCCCCAGCACTGCGGCCCCAGCGACCATGCCCATCAGGCACAGCGCGAGGGCGATCACGGCTCGGCGACGGGCAACGGCCTGGGCAGCAGCTGCAGCACGTCGCCGCTGGTCCTGCCGGAGCGCAACAGCCAAGCGGTGATTAGATGGAGCATGGGGTTTCGGTGATGCTGATAATCTCTGCGCCTGGGAATTGGACCTGGAAGGCCTCTCGAACGGCAGCACGATTCCACCCCTTGGGGCATGTCCATTCGAGCTTGTGGATTGTGTCATCGGTGGGACGGCGATAAGTGATCTTGTGGGTGATTCCGGTGAACATGGTTCAAGAGGCGTCACGGGCAGAGGTGATGAGTTCGCGGATGATCTCCAGTTCAGTGAGCAGGTCGTCGGCTATACCCCTGGGCAGCGCTGGGCCTGAATCCCAAGCGTTGTCATTGATCGCGCTGGCGTTTGTCTTCGCCGCGTCGATCAACCCCACCATCAACGGCATCAGCGGCCTATTCCGCTCGCCGCAGTCGCGCAGGGTCAGCAGGGAGTAGACGTGTGCAGGGATCGCAGCACGGGCGGCCTGGAGGATCAGGTCGGAAAGTGCGGGGTTGCATTCAAAGGGGGTGAGGGTGGGGTTCTGCATAGAAGTCATCGCGTTCTGCCAAGCGAAGGGTTGCGTTCTTCGGCGGTCAGGCTGGGGTGGTCGTACCAGTCCGGATACTCCTGAGGCTGGTCTTCGTCGGTGGGGTCGTCGTCGGTGGGGGCGTAGAGAGTGGGGGTCACAGGCGAGTGGTGCAGACCTACCAACTCTACCGCTAAGGAACCGGATTTGCACCTATGATGAGGCAGATCCGTCACACTCGTCCCGGTGCCTGCCAGCTCCACCCAGTCCTGGTGGCTCGAATCGATCGGCCGGGTGGCCCTGCTCACGCCGGCCGAGGAAATCGAGCTGGGCACCGCGATCCAGCGATGGCAGCAGCATCCCGACCCGTGCCCGCCAGGCATCCGGCGCAGGGGCATCCGAGCCCGTGACCGATTTGTGAGCGCCAATCTCCGGCTAGTGGTCGACTACGTGGCGAAGCGCTGCCACCGGCTGGCCAAAGCGTTTGACCGCGAAGACCTGATCCAGGCGGGCAACATGGCCCTGATCACCGCCGCCGAGCGATTTGACCCGACCCGTGGCTATCGGTTCTCCACCTACGGCTACTGGTGGATCCGCCAAGGCGTCAACTTATGGGTTGACAAGCACGGCCGGTCGATCGCCATTCCAGGTTCCCACTGCCAGCACCTGGCGAAACTGGGCCCGATTACGCAACGACTAGAGCGCGAACTGGGCCGCCTGCCAACACAATCTGAGATTGCCGCCGAGCTGGGCGTCAGCCTGAAGGTCCTAGCAGCAGTGCGCGAAAACGGCAGGGGGATCGGATCGCTCGACCAAGTGGTAACCGATGACGGGCTGGAGCTTGGCAGCACGGTGGCGGTGTGGGACCGGTCGCTAGAGGATGAGGAAGATGAGCGCGAAAGATGGCGGCAGGCTGAGCAACTGCGCGGCCTGATCGCCAGGTTGGCGCCGCAGGATCAGCGGCTGCTGTGCATGGCTTGGGGCCTAGACGGTGTGGAGATCCCCCGCGCAGAACTGGCTCAGCAGGAGGGCCTGAGCACACGGGCGCTGGAGGTGCGGCTAGAGCGGCTGCAGGCGTCGCTGGCGGCTGAGTCGGTGCAGCTGGTGCTGGTGGCTGTGGCACGGGAGAAGGTTGAACTGAAGAAGTGGCCCAGGCGAAAACGAAAGCGGCCAGATCAGCTAGTGTTGGTGCCAGTCGAAAGGGTCAAGCCCAAGCCTGTTGTCTTACGCAGATGCGGATCCAATTTGCGAAACTGGCTGACGCTGCGGGAGCGGCTGCGGCTGGCGGTTAGTAATGGGAGTTGGTGATGGTGTGGCCCACCTGGCGGGTGTTGATGGGGTCAGGCTGCTGAGCGGCGCCCCAGTCCCAGCTCCCGCGCCCACTGGTGATGCTCATCCGTCGGCTCGCCCAGTACCGGCGCACCCTTCAGCGCCAGCTCCACCTGCAGGTTGGCCGCCTTGCGCTGCAGCTCAATGATCAAATGCTGCTGGTGATACCAAGCCTGAATCAGCTCGTCGCAGCGCTCCGCCAGCTGATCCCGGCCCATGTGCGCGGCGGCGCGGCGGTCGCGTTCCATCTCGAAACAGCTCGACAGGCTGAGGGTGAGATCGAGACCCAGCATGTCCGCAACGCAGTTGGTTCAGTCTGTGCAGCCACCTGTGCAGCCCACGCCATACATCACCGTCAAGCGTGACGCCCGTGGTGGCGCCTGCTGGGTCGTGGTGGGCCTGGGTACAGAGGTGCGCTGCTACTGCGGCCAGCGGGCGGTGGCGATGCTGGAGATGATGTGCGCCTCTCGCGGGATCCCGACGCCTTAGGCGGTCACTCGGTGAAGATGGGGAACGATCCGGCGAACCCCTTGTGGCTGTGCAGGAACCGCATCCCCTGCTGCGGCCGCTCGATCCGATAGCCGCTCTGCAGGCCGTAGGGTGCGCATCCTGGCAGGCTGCCATTGCTGGTGGCCCTAGAGCCGAACCCCAGCGTGTGGAAATGGCCGTGGAAGGTGTGATCAGCCGGCACCGACTGATCCAGGTTCTTGGCGTGTTTGTCCACGTTCCACAGTGGCCCGGCCGCCCCGCCGTTGTATCGAACCGAATCACCATGGAAGAACCGCAACCGCTTGCCGTACACGTCCAGGTAGAGGCAGTCAGCATCAGCAATGAACCACTCCAGTCGCGATTCGTCCCGGTAATGCCGGCGCATTGAGCAGTACGCCAGATGCTCGTAGCTGTTCTCGGTGGCGTTGCTCTGCTGCTTCTTGGTGTTTCGCCCGTGATTGCCCACGTTGCACGGGATGAGGACTCTCTCCAGGTCGGAGTGCTCCAGCAGGTAGTCCAGTCCTCGCACGATCGCCCGCTCGCACCTGACGATCTGTTGCGTTGTGGTCAGCGTCTGATTCTGCACCGCATCACCATGGAGCTCACCCTCGATTAGATCGCCGCCCAGCCAGACCACGGCCTCCCGAATTGTCGCCGTGCTCCGTTGCCCGTTGATCACCTTAAGCGCATTGCGGAACACGGCATCTAGTCGGTCATCGAATATCTCAGGGTTGAACTCATTGAGCCCATTGACGGATGACGGTTTGACGATCTGCCCGCAGTGCAAATCAGACAGCAGCAAGATTGGCACCGCCTCATCCTTCTGCGGATCCTTTGGCGGGGTGATCGTGCCTTGGTCAAAAATGTCCTTGATTTCAAGTGCCAGCGTCAGCGCATCCTGCACCGTTTCCAACTTGGCTAGTGCCCTTTCGGCGCTGGCCCTGGCGTCCCGCGTCTCTGCCCGCAACCGCCGCGCCTCAAGCTGCAGGGCCAGCAGCTCATCGGCCGTGTCGTTGCGTTTCCCATTTGGGCAGCACCCCGGCTTGCACATCGGCCGCTTCTGGCCCGACTCTTCAACCCACTCAATTGACGATTCAGGGATCCAGGCTCTACAGGGCCTCGACCGGCGACATTGATAGGTGCGTTCGGTCATCGCCTTACAGGACCGTCACGGCTGGGGCTCTGGAGATGCCTCAGTCTGTTGAGTCCCATTGATCCACCCATCAATCCGCGCCGCCCGATCCGGGCAGTGCCAGGGTTGGTGGGTGAACCACTCCCGCCAGTCGCTGGAGCCCTTGGCCCCGTTGCACCGCCGGCAGGCCGGCACTAGGTTTTCGGCCACGGTCAGCCCGCCACGGGAGCGCGGCAGCACGTGGTCAAGGGTATCGGCTGGGTCGGCGCAGTAGCCGCACTGGTGGTCCCACTCGGCGAAAATCCGGCGCCGGAACCTGGCTGTGGTGACTTTCTTGGGTTGGAGCTCGGTCTGATCGATCAGGTGACCGAAGGGCATCAGCGCTCAGCGATGACTGCCCAGCCCGTGTTGCTCCCTTCCACCATCCACCTAGGGCCGAAATTCCGCCGGCTGTACTTCATGAACCGCGCCACCCCTCCGATGGTTTTGCCGCCCACTAGGTCGGCCTCACCGAACGGATCGTGAACGATCAAATTGTCTCGATCGTGACCCACCACAATCAGCCAGTGGCCGCCGCCGCTCGGTGCCGACACGGGCCCCCGGTGCAGGAAGCCACAGGGCACCGGCACGCCCTTGGCGATCTGGTCTTCAATCGTGCGCCAGCCGGCCACCTTGGTGAACTTCGCTTGGATGCCGTAGCTCGACAGGACCCGAATCTGCGCGGTCGGGTCGGTGGTGTCGCCATAGAACTGGACCCGCTTCAGATACTGATCGTCGCCGTTGGGCCCCGTGAGAGTGGCGGGCTTGAGGTACTGCAGCAGCATTGCGCAGCTTGAGCTAAAGCACATCCGCGCCGCCTGCGCTCGATCAACTGAGTCCATCTGGCTATACCAAGGCACCTGCAGCGGGTTGCCGTGGCCGCCCTGCTGCTGAAGCTCCACCGCAGGGCGCCCAACGAACAGCACCACCTCTGCGGCACGGCGACGGGTCAAGCCCGGAAGATCCTTGTCGCCGGCCTTGTTCCACCTGGGCAGCTCTGCAGTGACCACTGCGGCCGGATCCTCACCCGCCAGGATGCGGCGCCGCAGGGTTGAATCCTGCATGGCGCCGATGCCGATGTTGTAAGTCCAACTTACAAGTGCGGCGATGCGATTGGGCGCCCAACCGGCGACCGCAGGAATGGCCTGTGCAATGGCGCTGTAGAAGCGCTGCAGGTCGGCGCCTAGCTGGGCATCGGCCTGGGCCTGCGTGATGGCCTGGCCCATCTGCACGGCCTTGCCATTGATGCTGGTGGATCCCCATCCGATCGTTGGCACGCCAGCGGGGCACAGGTAGGCCTGCAGGTGGCAACCCTCGAACTCCTTGACTATTCGCAGGGCCGGGGCCAGCCAGGCGGCCACCGGAGCCGGAGCCGCTGCCGCAGGACTCCCCTGTGCCCGCCAGCCCTCAGTGAATGCCTGCCGCTGCTCAGTGGTGGCCCGCTCCCATGCGGCCTCCCACGCGGCCAGCTGGTGGGGGGTCATCGTGCCGGCGCGGGCGACGTGTTCAGCAGCGGCGCGGAAGGTGGCGAATGTCATCGGAGATCTGGCAAGCGGTCGGAGAGGGACTGATCGGCGCGGCGGTAGAGCCGGCGCCAGAGGGGCTTTACCACCAATTCAGAGAATCCGGTGGTGAACAACCACACCGCCAGCCCTGCCAGCAGATCAGCGTTGAGGTTGAGGTGATTCATGCGTCGGGGTCAGTGGGTGCCCTGCGAGCCTTGGGAGACGCGTTACCGTCCTCGCGCCGGTGCAGTGCCGGGTTCTTGGTCCAGAACCCCACCACGCCGCCCACGGCACCACCTAGGGCCATGTCTGATGCGCGGCTGATCATGGTCTGCCCCGTCATCCAACAGCGCTCCACATCACCACCAGCGCGGCGGCAGTCCACGATGAATCCGATCCCCCCGGCGACTGCGAGCCCTGCCGCTGCAGCACCGAGCCATGCAGGCGCTTGGCGGTTCATTTCAGGTTTCATCGCCCCATCTCCAGCCGAATAATCCGCCGATCGTGGTCGATGACCCTGCCCTCAAGGATTTTGAGGTTCTGATCGACGCGGTTCTGGTTGTTCACCACTTGGTCAATTCGCGCCTCAATCTGGTTGAGCTTCGAGGGCAGTTCAGTAACCAACCACCGCACGCCCGCAGCCGTTCCCATCACCGTGCCAGCCAGGACAGCTGCTGCTGCTGCCTGTAGAACCTGAGCCAGGCTCCATCGCTGTGGCTGCGGTGGCGATGGCTGAGGGCCGGTCACGGTCTGAGCGCTGTCTACCTCAGTCTGCTGAGGGGGCCCTAGCCGGACGGATCAGCGCAGCGATTCCTCAATGGCCTGAATCAGGCCCTCGTCACGCGAATGGGCGGCGTAGGGGTCTGTATTCATGCCGAGCAACCACTGATAGAGCGGGATTTCCAGCACCCGCTCATCGTCGGCGGCGGGGATGTAGCCAGGATCGGAGGGAAGCATGATCAGAGTCAGAGCACGATGTTAGGGTTGATATTGAACCCGTGCTCAGGACTGATGCCCCGGGCGTAGGAGCGCAGGCCCACATTCAGGAAGAACGTGCCATCGGCTTGGTTCAGGGCGGCAGTGGTGATCACGGGGTTGTAACGCTTGGTGGATGTGCCAAGTGGGTGAGGCTCGCCATAGAAGGGCTCGACTAGGCCGGTTGTATCGGCCAGTGTCGAGCCATTCACCGCTGCCGTGATCCTGTTGCCGACTGCATAGGTAAGGCCCGATGTTCCGGCCAGCGTGTTCCAGTTGGCCTGAGTGGTGCTGCCCAGCGACAGGATTTGATAGGTAACACCAGCCGCTGCAGAGTTAACGTCAATCCCGTACTTAGGTAGGATCTGAGTTGTCTGCGCTGCACTAAGTCCGGCAACCTTAAAGATGGTTAGCGCTGTGTTGTCGGCAGTCAACGCAAGGCGGCACCTGGATCCTAAAAACACCGTCCCCCCGCGCTCCTGGTCTAACACTCCCTCGTTGCCTAGCAACACCCCACGGGTTTTTGCGGTGTTGTAACCGTTAGAGCCAAACCGCCCGACGAATCCCTGAGATATAGGACCAGTCGAAGCCGCGGAGAATTGAGTTTCAAACGAAACACGGAGAACCAAGCTGCGCTTAGCATGGATAAATTGATCCAGAAATGGCCCAGAGTTATTATCAGATGGCTCGGCCCCACTTGAATCCAGTAGATGAATATGATTAGGCAGGTAATTAGTCCCGTCTGCGGTTCTGAACCAGGAACGTGTGCCAGCTTCAGCCGTTTGACTGTATGACTGCCGATCGCCCATTTGGTCAATGGACACCGGCTCGTTGCCAATTGATCCTAAGAACGTGTGGTGGAACTGGTGCCACGTCCACGGTGCAGCAACCGGCGCCGAGCCGTAGTGAGCGTCACCAGACAACGGCACAACATTGGTAACCCCCATGCTAGCGCTGGTGATGGTCGTATTCCCGCGCAGGTAGATATTGCTAAGCCGCAGCACCACCAAACCATTGGTGGCAATATACGGCTCGCGTATAGCGCCTAGTGAATCCTTGTGTGATGGCAGGGCTGGGCCAAATACGGTATGACGCAGGTTCACCACATCGGTGGCGCTGCCCTCCAGCCGGATTGCTGCATTTGAGGTCCAAGCGTCATAAGTAGAAATCCGACTATTGCTAATTCGTAGCTGATTAAGCAACGTATCAACGTTCGTAGCAGTGTTAGTAGTGAATGCCCCACTGGGAAGCGCAACACTGCTGAATAGAAAGCTAGCAACGGGAAGCGAGCCTTCAGCCACCAGCTTGATAAGCTCCGGCACCCCTAAATGGTGAATGCCGCCCAAATAATCAACGCCGCGACGGCAAAGAATTTGACGGGCAATAACGTTTAGGTGCAATTGGTTGCCAGCGCTTGCATTGTCGCGTAGTTGCAGTGTAAACGTCCTAAAGTTTACCCTTGTGGTTAAATTGCCATAACCTGAGCCGTCAAAATGGTTGTCATTGATATTTGAGTCAAAAATTAGTGGCCAATCGGTTTGCGTTGGGTCACTAGCACGGAACTGAACATTGCACTCCCACACCGAAGCAGGATCGTAAAGCCCCGGCGCGATCTTGATCTCAGCGGTCTGGTTGCCGCTACCAATCACGGCGTTGGCATATTCCGCAGCCCGCGCCATGGTGGGAATGGCGAACTCCGGACTGGTTGGCGGGGTGTCGAACATTTGATCGAGGTTCCGATCCGTCGCAGTGCTCTGCACGTAGATCGTGACCGTGCCGGTAGCGGCCGAGACCAGCCGTTGCGCCTGCCGCCAGGCCTCCAGGCCGCCGATGGTCACCGCCTCCGGTGCCGCTTCTAGCGCTGCGTCAGTGCTCGCCACCGTGGCGTTGCCGCCAGTCGCCCTCAGCTGTGCAATGCTCGCCAGCCGCACGGCACCAGCACGGTTGATCTTCGCTTCCGACTGTGAGCTGAATTCAGTGGTGCCAGTGATCACCACATCCTGCAGCTGGGCAGTGGCGCCCACCTGAATCCCGTTCGGGAAGTCCGTCCGTTGCGCCTCATCGAGAGTCTGGCCGCCGAGTGATTCAAGGCTGATCGTGGCGCCTGTGGCGATGTCCTCAAGGCCCTTAGGCGTTATTTCAAAGCCGTCCTCATTGGAGCCCTTAGGTGTTACTCGACCGCCCGCTGCGGAGGTAAAATAATAGGTGAACTTATTGAACTCGGACATATCGCCCTGCACTGCAGGCATGGCCTTGGAGTTGTTACCAAAACCAGCCCATTCCCATTGGTGGTTATAGAGCCGGATCGTGCTGGGCCTGCGGAACTCCACCGCCCAATTCCCCAATCCCGTTGCAGCACCACCAGAAGGCGCGGTCGGGAAGTCCGTTGCGCTGCTGGGGTCGCGGTCACGGGTCGCGGCAGTCCGTGGCACCAGCGCGGTATGGGCCGCGGCATCAGTGAACCCCAGCGCCCTCAGCAAGGCATAGGCGCCTAGGTAGTCGGTAGCGCTGCGATACTGGTCGCGCACGGGGCCGGCGCTGGTCCAGATTGTGGCCCAGTTGATGTTCAGGGTGGTTGAATCGTCAACGTCGCTGGTGTCGGTGTCGAGCACCAGAATGGGCGCCTCTTGGCTGATTGAATCCTCGGGGTTAAAATCCGAGGGCATGTGAACGAACGTCTCGCCCCAGAGCGCCGGATCGGGCGATGAACCGGAGCTGGTAAACGTGCGCGTTGCTTGCCAGTGTTTGCCGGCATGTTTCACCACCGTTCCCTGGCGGTAGTACGTGCCCGATGCGTAGGTTTTCGACGCCGCGCCACGGCGGATGGTTATCTCACCGGTTCGCAGTACGCCAGAACCCGGCAGTGGTCCGGTGCCGGATGCGGTCACCAGCAGCACTTCCTCCCCGCCGCCGGCCAGCACGCGGCCAATCGCTCCATTGCTGCGGGCCGGGTCGGTCTGGAGCACCGTGTTGCGCTGCGGCAGCCTGGCGCTTGCCGTGTTGTTGAGGATCAGGCTGCAACGCCGCTCGGCCACGGTGCGGGTGTCCACTACGCGGCGGATGTAGACGCGCCTGCCCACTACGGCGTTACCTGGCGCTTCATTGGTGCCGGATTGCAGAGGCGCTGCGGTGATGCCAATACTTGCAGGGCTGGAGCTGCTCCAGGCGCTGCTGCTCAGCGTTGCCCGCCAGTCAGCGCCAGCGGGGTTGTCGATCCAGATCCGAGTGCCTGAGGCCAGCGAATAGCCCAGCGATTGCAACACCGCCGGATTGCTGGCGCTGTTCGGGTCGATTGCTAGGCCGTTGGTTAGCGTGATCGCTGAGCTGCTCGCGGCGGCTACCACGCCCAGTTCAATGCGGCGAATGTTGGATGTTTTCTCGCTGAGGTTCAGCGGCACCCGCACCCGGCTAACTGCCCAGTTCTTGTCCTTGCCAAATGCGAAGCCCTTGTAACCCTTGGCGAGGGCAGAGCATCCGCCGAAAGTGGAATTGCCGCCGTTGTCGGTGATCTCCCCGCCGGAGTCCACCATCGTGACTTCGGACTGGCCGATCCCGAAGATCGAAACCTTCTGGATGTAAGCGTTGTTAATTGCCGAAATGTGCCGGGTCTGGCGTGCAGGATCGCGGCGCAAGTTGTCCGGGTCGGCATCGATGTATGCCTGATAACCTTCCGTGGTGTTGGCCAGGTTTACCCAGTTTCCGCCTTGATACACCTGCCAGCAGCGCATATCTTTCTGCTGGTTGGTGCCAGTAAAGTTGGCGCAAACCATGGACTTCAGGCCGCTGAGCTTGGCGCCGTCCCAGAACGCGCCGCCCATGCCGTATTCGGAGCGTACCGACACATTGAAGATGTACGGGCTGGCGCCTCTGGTGGTATCCCACGCGCTGGAAGGTGCTTGGGTCTGATCAATCGGGCCGACGATCTCATACTCACTGGCACGGGCCGCCAGCAGGGCGCTGCCCAGATTGGCGCCGGCCCCTACCGTGGATTGGATCTTGGCGTAGAACGTATCAAGCTCGGCCTTGCTGGCCGGCTGGAAGGGATCTAGAAGGTGGACAGATTCGGTGTGCCCAATCTTGTCCATCACGGTGAAGTCAAAGAAGAATCCCGTGCCGGAAATCTTCAGAATGGCCCGCCGGTTGCTGTAATCCGCCGCCTCATCTGCAAATGCGGGAACCCAGTTGGGACGGATGGTGGTCTTGCGCAGGTCCAGTCCGCGCATTGAGCACCCACGGGGCAGCAGCACGCCACCAGTCGAGGGGTTGAATGCAATCAGCTCGGCCGGGGTCGGATCCTTTGCCGTGCCCCAGCTCGCCAGGCTGGTAGACCCACTACCGGGATCGTTCAGGGCGATGTGGACGCCACCGCTGAGCACGATCGTTACGCAGTCCACGTGAGCCCGTGGATCGCTGAAGGTGTACCAGTTCTTGCTGGTGATGATCGCCGCTTCGATTGCGGCGCGGTTGATTGTCTTAAAGGGCCGGGCCGAGGTGTAGCCGCACTCTAGGCGCTGCAGCTCGATTCGCCTCAGCTTCTGCGCGATTACCTCTTCGTCGGTTGCCCCCGCTTCGTGGCTGTTGTAGGCGCCGCCAACGAATCGGTCTGAGCCGATGTAGGGATCAACGTAGAGGGTGAACGGTGCATTCAGGGGGTCAGCAACCGCAAGCGCACCCGCCACCACACGAGCATTGCCGCCGAGCTGGCGAAGCATGTCGATAAGAACGGCGATCTGCCCCTTTGCATCCGCCTGACTGGCAGCCACGTCAAGGGCGCCGCTTTGGCCTGCCCGCTGCAGCTGGCTCATGTGATCTCGCCGGCTCGATTCCTGCCCTCAGGCTATGGAGCCTGCTTTGCCAGCCTGATGCGGCCCGTTGCTACGAACTGCGCTGAGATCAGAATCACATCGGTGGCGCTGGTGTTCACTGCGGTCTTGCCCAGCAGGATGTCGGTTTCGTAGAAGATCCGCTCTCGCACGTGGCTGGCCACGTTGCTAGTTCGCTGATCCACCAGCTGGAACCGCGCCTTGGCCTTGCTGCCTTGGCTGGTGAGCATCATCAGCCGGAGCATTCCCAGGCCGCTCTGCTCACCAACTACGCGGCTGTGGTCCATCTCCCCATTGAAGGACCCAGCGCCGCGCAGGGCGCCCTTGGCGTACTCGCCGAACGCCTGGCCGATTGCTTCCTGGTCCAGTTGGGTGGCGTCCATCTCAAACACCCACCCGCTCAGATCGCACTGCATCAGCCAGCCGCGTTCCTCCGCATCCGCTGCCGTGTCGCTCAAGACCTGCGGCACTGGCGCCAGGTTCTGAGCCGGTTGCTCACCATCGGGGATCTCTGCGTCCTCAATGGCCTGCAGCAGGGCCAGTGCGGCGGCCACGTAGCCGGAGCGGCTAGAGGCCGGCAGGATCAGCATTGGGCCGGGTGAAACGTTGCGCAGCGGGATCAGGCCCTGGCTGCCTCCGTTGATCGCGTCGAGCTCGGTGCTGTAGAACCGAACATCGTCCATCTCATCGCGGTGGATGTAGGCCGTGGCGGTCTGCTGAAACCCGACCGTTGCTGTTGACTCCCAGAACGCTGCCGATGAATTGGCGCTCCAGAATGTGCCGCCAGTAGTCCGCGCTGCCAGTGCAGGGCCCACGGCGGTCTGCCCGCCAGTCCAGAACGCATGGCCATCCGGGCATGGCGCGAAGGAGTTCGTACCGATGCCCAGTGGCACACCGCGCAGGCCCACCAGCAGCACCTCATCACCCGACTGAAACGCCAGATCGGTCAGGTCCAGCGATGGCGAGGTGCCGCGCTGCAGCCGCTGATCAGCCAGCGCCGTGGGAGCCGGCCACTCGCGGCTGAGTTGAACAATTCCCTTGCGGCCCTCTACAGCCATCAGAGCGCACGGCCAGGCTTGCCGTTGATCACGAATGAAATGCTCACCTGGGTGTTGTCGCCCCTGCTCACGGCCACGCCCTGGCTGTTGATCAGCGCTGGGCCCGATACCTCCCTAGTGCCGCCTTTGAAGATCGTCATCACCAGATCATCAGGCGTCTCACCATCATCAAAGATCCGATTCATCAGATCAACCGTGGGCTGATCGTCGGTCTTGTAGAGCAGGGTGGCGCTGCCGGATGTGGTGCGCTTGCCGTAGCTGAAAGTGTCGTCTAGTTCGCCGATGCCGGTTGTCTCCAGGGTCTGCCGCTGGGTCTCCATACTGACGCTGGTCGCCTTGGCGATCTTGGAGCCCCTAAACCGGAGCTCACCGTGAATTGCGTTGGCGACAGTCATTGGGCGGCCTCGACCTTTGTTCAGAGTCTAAGTTCAGCCCGAAATGTGCACCGGCAACTGATCCGCTTGCCCCCCTGCACCCGGCTGCCCTCGGGCGGCGCAACCCAGTACCACTTCAACCCAGGGCCAGGGTTAAGCAAGTCCACGTCCACGAGGTTCTTGCCGACGATCTCGGGGAACTCAACATCGTCCACCTTGCCCCGTGCTGCCGTGTGCGCTGCCCTGATCAGTGCATAGGCCGCCTGGGTGATGTTGCTGAACTCCAGTGTCATCGGTGCATCGCTGGCGCGGCTACCCCACTGCCGCACGCTGCGTACGCCGCTCTGTGAACGCATCTCCGTTACGGGCCAGTCCGGTTCGCCGAACTCATGGCCGGTGGGCTGAATCTCAGGAAACTGAACCGTCATTGGATCACCCATGCGCCTGCTGTATCCCAGTCTGCAGCCACCAGCAGGATGCCTGCGTTGTTGATTGGCATGTGAACCGCCTCAATGTCATAAACCCCGTCCTCGGTCGGGGTGATCCGGCTGATCTGGTACGTGCGGACTTGTGTGTTGACCTGCTTCACCGTGAACACGATCCCGGCGGGCGATCCCTGCCCGTTGGTGACCGTCAGCGTGCCGGCGTCGTTCACCGTGCCGCTGCCGCCCCAGCTCACCACGTCATAGCTGCCATTGGCCATGGGCTGGGTGCTTACCACCGTGCCATCGCCCAGCACAACGCCATTGTTGAACTGATCGTAAAACGTTGCATCCATCGCGACCCGGATCAGATCCCCAGGGCCCACCCCGGTAGTGATGCCTTCCATTCCGTCGTATGTGGTTTTGAATCTGATCGTGTGATCCCTGAGCCTCCGCATCCTCAGGGTAAACTTCGCCACGTCAATAGCGTGGCTGCGGTTGGTGCAGAAGTTCGCCAGGTTGATCGACTCGATCGGCAGCGCGTCGCTGCCGTGCGGCGATGCCTCGCGTACCAGCACCTCTTGTTCCTCGGGGAATAGGCCGGGGTTGGTGGGGTTGGTTGAGCTGCGTTCTTGGCGCCACTTCACGCTGATGCGTTTTGCTGGCCTATCCTCTGGCGGGATCGACTCAAACTGGAAGCTGCCCTCAGCGATGTTCCCGGCGGTAAAAAGGGCCTTGTGGGTAACCGCGCCAAATGTGATGAACGGCACTAGGTCGTATTGCCCGTTCACCTCGCGGAAATCCAGCAGCATTGCGCCGGCCATGTCTGCGATCCACTGGCGGGGCGGCTCATCGCTGATGACAACACCACCATCGAAAAAGTATTTACGGTCGTAGCACCACTGCGCTGCAGTCTGAAAATTATTCAGTTTGATCAGATCATCGCTGACGCTATTTGGCCCGTACTTTGCATTTGTTAGCCTGTCCAATGCAAGATCAGGCCCAAGATGTGATGGGCCTTCGGTTAAGCTATTCAGCAGTCTGCGAACTCTAACGCCACCTGTCACATACACCGACAGCTGGCTAAACTGCCGGAACTCAAAGGCAGATTTGACATTGGCACCCACCAGGCTGATGCCTGTGTACTGCGGTGGCGATGTGTTTTCTCTGATCTCGTTAACGTAGACAATTTCATGCTCTGGCCCGTTGCTGGCCGATGACTGGGCCTCTTCGTAGACGAATGCTTCGGCTAACTTGCCCCACGCATCTAGATAGTTATTATCATCTACCTGCGGCATTCCAATGTTATCGCGCCGTGCTGCCGTAATCGTGAACGTAGAGCGCGAGCGGGTCACTGTCTCGCCATTGGCCCGCCACACAACGCTGCTAGAGGTGCCGGTAACGACAGATGACAGCTTGGCGTCGAGAATCACCAGATCACCGGTAGCGGTTGAGCTGCGGATCTCCCAGCCAGACAACGGCTCAAACCTGAACTCCCACCGCTTTAGCGATGGCATCTGCAGGCTCAAATAGTTAAACGTTGGCTGGTCAGTGCTGCCACGCACGCCGAAACATGGAGCTAACTGGGTAAAAGCGCCATCGCCAAACTCGCGAAATGACACTCTGAAGAACGAATATCGTTCTTCAATAGTTGATACTGTTCCAGATTGGTACGAGTCAACATTTAACCGCTTGCCACGTTTTACGTTGTCGCCTTCGCGGAATAGGCACGCCCTGCCGTCAATATCCTCTAGCGTCAACGTATCGCGGAAATTGCACAGCCCGCCAACACGAACACCGAGGGTAGACCGTAGCCCGACTTCAACAATCCTGCACTCGCTGGTAGTTGCAACATGGCCCAGTGCGCACCGCAATAGGTGCGGCCCAGATGTTGCGGTCTGTCTTGCGGTTGCTACGGTGCCATTTGTTCGGATGACGCTGCTGGTCACCGTTGCAGCAGTGCCAGCGCGAACAACCTCGAAATCAGCGTCGATCGTTATACCGGTTCCGCCAGTGCCGTCCTCTGAGTCGCTGACGAAGATTTGATCGTCAGGATCGCGATTCGTACATATTGCTAGTGCAGAACCGCATTTGTATAGGTCGCCGACAACCAAGGCATCATCCCACCCCTTCTGCCGGCCTGCGATAGTTGAGGCAATATCGGCAGCAGTTTCTGAGTGCGCGTCAAGTTCCTCCACGGGAAATACAATCAATGACCGCACGCGCAACGGGCTGGTCAGCAGTTCGACGGGGCCAGAATCCTCATCAACGTCACCCTCGAACGTGATCTGGCCGCCTTGAATCGTGATCGTAATATCAAACTTGCTCTCAATCGTTTGGTTGTCATTGGCAACCCTGATCCAGTACGAAATCACATACTGACCATTGGCGGCATTGTCGGTAATCAGCTTGGTCCGTACCGTTGCTGAATCGAATGTCGCTGTAACTTGGACCTGATCAGTACCAAGCGTGACGCCGCTGACGGTCATCCGCGCCGGAAAATCAAACCCTGTAATCCTTGTTTCAGTGCCAGCTACGTAGATCTTGGGGCTTGACTGCAACGCGAACGATGAAACCCAAGTGCCGCCCTCTGCTGCTGATTGAAATATCGTTTCATAGTCGCTGCTGCGATCAATGCGATACTTGAACGAATTACCAAGCGCAAATGACCCGGATACAACGCCAGAACGGCTAGAAAAAAATGCCGCCTCTTTTTGGCGTTGCACAACTACGGTCTGGTCTACGTCGCACACAACGTCACTGTTCCCGCTGCTGCCGCGTGGCTTAAGGCGAGCCGTTACCTGTGGCCTGAGCACCGGGTTGAGCTTCATGCCCAGGTTGTTGCCCATCAACTGATACAGCCCGAAGGTGGTACTGGTTGAGGGTTTGCCGGCAGCGCTGAACACTGCGGCATAGGTCCCGCCAACGCCACGGGCCTGAAACACGTCAGTGCTGCTAGCGCTGCCAGGATCGTTGGCGCCGGTGCGGCCTGCTACGCGATCGGCCTCCGTGATCCGGCCACCATCTGGCCGATGATAGATCGTGATCCTGGCGCTGCTGTTGTTTGCGCCGCTGCTGCCCAGGTCGTATGTGCCGATGCTGTTGTCCCCGATGGCAAATCCCAGTGGATCGATGCTGGCCATCGGACCTTCACCAACCATGAAAACAGCCCGGAGCATCTGCGATCCGCCGAGGCTCCAGATCTGCGACCACAGCAGCGTCGTGTTCACACGCACGCCGCCATAGGTGACGCCGCCAATGGTCTCCCGGTTGGCGTAGATCACCGGGATGGGCTCGCCGATGCTCGCCACCTCCTGCACCGCGTCAAACCCGCTGCGGGGGGACAGCGCCTGCAGGTTGGTCTGCCCCTGGCCCAGCAATGCCCGCTGCGAGAGGGACCCGCTGCGTCGCGGGGCGGTGGGTGCCAGCAGCAGGCTGATCACCTGCACGCCGATGCTCACGGCGGCCAAGACCAGCGAAACAATCTGGGCGACGGTCAGTTCAACGCCAGCAACCGCTGCGGGCCTGGGGGCCTCTGCTGCCCGCTTGCTGAGCTCATCGCGCCAGAACTCATATTGCTCATCGCTCAGCCCCAGCAGGCTCGCCAGATAGCGATCAGAAGGCAGCATCGCGGGGCCTCCAGTATTCGAGGGGCATCACCTGGGCGGCTACGTCCATCGGCAGCCACTGCGCACCGCGGCGGTGATGCACAATCAACAGCCCGTCATCTACCACCACACCAACACCGAGGCACAGGGGCTGGCGGTGGAGCACCAGCGCGTACGGTTCCAGTCTGTGGGGGACCATTAAACGCCTCCATTCCCGCTGCAGCTGATCCCACTGCCCGGTGGCTGCCATGGCGAACCACTGCGGGTCTAGGTTGGGCATGGCCAGGCCAGCGGATCGGCGGACCTTGGCGCACATCACCAGGCAGCAGATACCCTCGCCGTCGTCAGGGTCAGCGCCGATCACGTGCGGCAGTTTGGCGCTCACCCATGCCGGCCAGTTGCAGGTCATTGCAGCGCCAGATTCCCAGAAGTCGGCAGCGCTCCCACCAACACCTGGCTGAGCATCCTGCCGCCTGGTGAGTTGACGGCATCGAGCGGGCTGGCGAGCTGCAGCTTGACGATGGGCTCATTTGTGTCGCCCTGCACCTGCCGCGTTGCCCAGTATTCAACCGTCAGCAGCGAGCCGAGCGACTGATCAGCGCGATTGATCTTGACCGATCGCACCTCCAGTAGCCATTCGCTCTGGCTGGCCTCGGCAAACACGTTCAGGGTTAGGGCGGACGTTGCTGCGGCGATCACCGCCTCTGATCGATCGCCGCCACGGGTCGATGAGTTGGTCGCCACCGCGACGGGAAGATAGGGGTAGCTCTGCCCGTTGTGCGTGATGGTCTGACCAATAAAGTAGTTCTGGGCCAGCCAATCGGTGTAGGTTCCATTCCGGCGCTTGAACCGCAGGAAGTTGCAGATCTCCATTAGCTCAGACCCGCCTGGCGCCTGATGGTGACGTTGTTCACGTTCCGTTTGTGCGCCAGCGCGGCGCCTTGCTTGGCAGACTCGCGGCCGATCCGTTGCGCCTCATCTTTGGTGACAAAATCGAGCTCGCCAATTTGCACGGTCTCGAATCGGATAAGGCCATCAACGCTGCCCACACCCATGCCAGCAGCGCCCATGCCGCCGTCGATGCCGCCGCGCTGGAATGGCACGCTCAGGCCCTCCATGCCCCGCTGGAACGGCACGCTCAGGCCGCTGGTGGATGCTGCAGCGCTGCCCTGCTGGGATGATGTGCCAGCGGTGGGGGCAGTGGCCTGGAATGGCACGGACAGGCCCCGCAGGCTGGCGCTGTTGATCGATTGGAGCGCCTCGGTGGCCTCAGCCGGGATGATGCTGCCGGCTTGGTAGGGGACGAACAGTTCGGGGCCGTTTTCGCCGACTGGGTAGGGGCGGCCTGCTGAGACGCCGCCGCCTAGGGCGCGGGGGAGCGCCGCAGGAAAATCGGTCATCGTAACGGCCGACGATGAATCCGCATATCTGCCAACATCGGCCATGTTGCCGCCACTAGGCGCAGCACCCGCAACCGCCCCAAGCGCCTTAAGGATGGTCTGCAGCACGATCATCGTCATCTGTTTGGCGATGATTTCTGCGGCCATCTGCGCAAAGTTCTGGGCCACGTCTTGGAAGAATCCGGCCAGCACCTCTCGCGCACTCGCGGCGCCGGTTATCAGTTCCTGGAACGCATTGCCAAACGCGCCGCCAATGCCATCGGCGCTGCGGCCCGCCAGCTCGGAGATGCTGACCATTTCAGCCAGATCGGCTTTAAGTTGGCCGATCTGCAATGCAATGGCAGCCGGCTGGTCTAATTGCGCTGCAACGGCTTGGTCAATAAGCTCAATTTGCCTCGCATATAGGCCATTCATTTTCTCCAAGGCTGCAAGGTTCGCTGCCTTGTCTTCCGAATCTTGGATTGCATCAATGCCTTTTCTCAACACAGCAATCACAAGTGCCTGATCTTGATAGATCTTGGCCTTTTGAAGCTCGGCTTCAATCACATTACTGCTTACGCCTTCCATGGTTAGGCGGTTGCGCAGCTGCAGCTCCTTTGCATTGTTTTCCAGCTCTTCATTCTGATCAATCAGCCCTTGAGTTAGCTTCTGCGTAAATTCTATTCTATCAAATTCGCGCAGTTCGCCAATTTGCTCTTTGATCAATGCCAACTCTTTTTCTGCCTGCTTCACTCGCTCGCGGGCCTGGGCAATGTCGCCCTCTCCCTTCACGTCCCGCACGGGGGCCGGCTGAAACCCTGGCATGTCAGCGCCGGGGAGCAGCCGTTGTGACATTGGCACTGCGGCGCCGGTTGCAGCGCCGCTCCAACCGCTGATCCATGGCCGCACTATGTTCTGTTCAAGCGCCCGCCACGGATCGCCACCGTTTAGAGCGTTGACGTGGCTGGTTACATGAGTGCCAAATGTTCGCCCGGTTTCACCTTGAGTGCCAAGAATGCCCCCCTTTGCAAGATCCATTCCAGGCGATACGTTCACCTTGTCAAAATGACCGAGCAGCATTTCATACCGCTTGCCGTCAACGCCGATGAATTCGCCTGTGATCCAGTTGCCGTACCCCTTGCCGCTGGCACCCCGCCCTGAGCCTTGGAATCCGGTTTTAATATTGGTCAGCGCGACAGGCGCGGGGACCGCAGCACCGACGCCGCCAGGTAGCACCACGTCATAGCCCGACTGCTCAGCATCCGGGTCACGTGTCCATCTGGTTGTAGCACCGCCTCTGAATCCGCTGCCCGCCCCGACAGCGCCCCCTGCACTTCCCATCACCTGCGCTCTATTCTCCAGCGCATCAATCCGCTGGCGCTCGGTCATGTTCGCCAAGGTTTGCTTGTGGACGGTTTCGGCCTGCTGCAGTGCGCGGCGTGCATCGTTCACGGTTCGCTGAGCTTCTGCAACCCGTGAGGTGCCTTCGCTGAATCCCATCATGAATTCAGTGAGCATCTTGGCCGCTGCCCGAGCTGGGCCCATTAGACCCTCACTCCAGAGATTGAGCGCCCTTGATTGGATAGTTTGAGTAAATTCAAACTGCTTCAATGCAAGCGATTTGCTGTTTTCATACCGCTGATTATCCAGCTCGATTGCATTGCTTTGCAGGCCTTCATTTGTCTGCAACTGATTTTCTGCAAGGCGAGCCTGCATCCGAATTTGCTCGGCCTCGTATTTGCGGCCGGCAGCTTCGGCGGCTTTGGCGGCTTTTTCGGCGGCTTCGCCACCAGCCGTGGTGCCGTTTGTAGTGCCACCCGTAAGCGGTGGGATAACTGGCGCAGGCGGCACGCCAGGCATAGCCAGCGCCCTTTCGTTTTGCTGCCTTAATCTGTAATCAGCTCGCTGCTGTTCTATATTCCGCTGGCGCATTTCCGCCATCATGCCTTGCTGCGTTAATGGGTTGAGCCCCATTGCCCGCACCGCAGCATTAGCATTACGCGCAAACTGCGCCTCCCTGTCCCTTGCCCCGGCGGTATTATTTGCCTCATCAATCAACCGCTGAATCTCGCTAACTACAGCGGTCGCTTGCGTTAATGCCCACTTGAAAACAGGCTCTAGCGTCTTGCCGATTGTTTGCGCCAAAACCTGCACAGAATCGGTCAGGGTTGACATTCGACCCCTTAAGGTGTCGCTTTGCGCAATAGCACCATTGGCGTACTTTCCGCCACTATCGGTCAGCTTAATCAATGCAAATTCAACAGCTTCAGCGCTGATTTGCCCCTTTTCAAGCGCTTTTTGAAACTCAATGCCTGTTAATCCATACTCTTTACGCAAGACCTGCTGTAGCGCAACGCCACGCTCTTGGAACTGGAGCAGCTCTTCGCCCTGCAGTCTGCCCTTTGCTTGAACCTGGCCATAGGCGGTGGCTAGGCCGCCAAGCTCCGCACCAGTGGCGCCGCTGACATCGGCTAGGCGCCTGGTAATGTCAACAACCTTTTCTGTCTCAACGCCAAACGCCTGAAGGCGCTTTGCCGTGTCAATCAGCTCTGTGCTGGTGAACGGAGTAACCGCGCCAAGCTGCTGCAGCTGCTGAACTATGTCCTTTGCTCGCTCGGCGCTCCCTGTCAGCACCTCTAGGCTTCTGGTTTGCGATTCAAGCTCAGCTGCGTTGCCAAATACGAACCTGACGGCCTCAATCCCTGCGTAGGCCGCAATTAGGCGGCCCGCGGCAGCTGCCATGCCGGCAATCCTTGTATTGGTCTGGCTTGCCGTTCCATCTAGTCCTTGGAGCCTCCCCTCCAGCCGCTGAATCTCAGCCCCGTACTTCTGGAACTCCCGGCCACCGATCCGAGCCTGTTCCTGCAGCCCGCGCAATGCCGCCACGCTGGTTCGGATCCCGGCAATCGTGCCGTCATTGGCGCGGGCGAGCTGCAGCGTTGCGGTGCGCAGCGCTGTTTTCTGCTGCTTGGTTACCTGCGCGGCCTGGCCCAGATCCTGCAGCGACCGTTTCACCCGATCGATATTCCCGCCGCCCTTCACGTCGGCCGAGATCTGGATGGCGGTTTCCATGCTCATCCGGGCCATGCTTTATTCGTTCGCCGGTCCTACGGTCAGGCTATGGATCCCCAAACAGCAGAAAGGCCCCAGTCTCCCAGGGCCTTTCTAAGGCAAGCAATTGCCGAGCTTTCGCTCCAACTGCTTTAAAAGCATAGCACTATAAATTCTGCCGCTCCACCTGGCGGACCGCACCCAGGTACTCCCGCTCCAGCAGCCGCAGGTCCTCCAGCAGCCACACCCGGTCACCGCGCTTCACGCCCTCATCTCTGGCGCACTGAATGAACACCCCGTAATCGAGGCCCACGGGTCCGGCCATGCTTACTCGCCACTGGGTCTGCATCTTCAGGAACCAGGCCAGCGCTTCGCAGTTCTCCGGCAGGATCCCGAACGTCTTGGGCCGCTGCTCTACCTCGGGCACCTCCAGGCCGAACACGGCTGCAGCGTCTGCCGCATCCTTGCCGTCGTCACTATCGCTCTTCGCGGCGCCAGCGAGGAACAGCGCCGCGTCTATGAGTTTTTTGCTCGGAAGCCTCCAGCCTTCGCTGCTGACTTCTCAGTAGGCCGGCCGACGCTTTCGGTCCACGCATTGAAGATTGCCGACGCGGCGCCTTGCATCTGCAGCATCCTGGCCTTGGTGGCTGGCGTGAACTCCAGCGGCTGATCATCCTCGCCCACCACCTCATCACCCCAGCCACAAAGCACCTCAGCTGCCAGGTCCTGATAGGTGCAGGGGAGCGGCTCGGTGACGGGCTGCAGGTCGGAGCTGCCCCGGTAGTCCCTAAGCGCCTCGTAGCGCTTGACTGTGGCCACCACTAGCGCGTTGTGCTGTTCGTTCAACTCATCGCACTGTTCTTGATCGAGCATCCGAAAATGCGCGGTGAAGGTGTAGGCTTTCTTTACTCCTGATTTAGACGGCAGGTCAACACTTACCGGCCACTCGATGTGGTCCGGCTGATACAGGTGAAACATGAGGATCAGAAGAAAACGAGGCGGGTTTCGTCGTTGCCAGCTGCGGACTTGGGCAGCGCGGTGAATGGGATCTGCAACATGCTGTTCCCGTCAGAATCAGAGAACGAGAGGTCGCCGCTGATTGCGGCCTTGGGACAGAAGAAAATGGAGCTCTCGGTAGCCGTCGTGCCCTGTTGCACAACGAACGGGCCATCGCTCGCGCCGCTGTTGTCTGCTGCGGCGGTAAAGAAGTTCTTCGCCGACACAGGCGGGTTTTCGATCGTGATCGTGCCGTTCGGGTTGGGGCGGTCGGTGATGCGGGCTTGAGGCTCGCAGCCGATCAGTGAGCGGAACACGGTTGACAGGCCCCAGTCAAACGTGAACCCTTCAGAGCAGGGATTAAAGCCCTGGAACCGCAACGCCTTGGTGTGGGTCGGGGTGACGGGCACCGGCTCGGCCTGGTTGCTGTAGACGAATCCTTCAGCGCTCCTAGCGGTGGGGGTGGTGTAGCGGCCAACGCCCGTAATCGTGAACGTGCCGTAACCGTTCAGAGTGCTGTTGAGAACCGGGCTGCCGCGGAATCCTTCGATTCGGTGAACATTGGCGCCGTCTTTCACCGCCACGATGGTGCAGCTGCTGCCGTTGCCAAAGGTGCTGATCGGCTGGAGCAGGGACAGTGCGGGGATCTTGTAGCCCACTGCGCCACCAGTGAATGACGCCGTAGAGGGAACTACGGTCACCTGCCGGCTGGCGCCGTCGTGCGCCACGATCACGCCCTTATGGCCGGTGTTGGCGCCGCTGGTGATCTCGATTGGCAGGCCCAAGTAAGCGTCCGTTGCAGGGTTGCTGCCGCCTAAGTCCGCCAGGGTGAGGGTGTTGGCGCCGCCTGCGGTGGCGGTGCCGGTCAGCTCGGCCATTGCCGAGACGTTCATACCGGCTGCCTGCAGCAGGGGCGTGAACCGGGGCGCAGTCGCCGCAACGCCAGAACCGCCCCACTCGAACGTAATCGTTACCGCCACGTGTTCATTGGTCAGCGGCTGGCGGTCGGCGCCTAGGAACCCTTTGATCAGGGCACGCTCCACGCGAGTACCGGTGATCGGGTTCACCTCCAACGACACGATCTTCACCGCGTCGGTATTGGCGATCGAGCTGGCCAGGGTGCCGTAACTGGTTTCGGCCTTCACCAGCGCGAAGCTGTTGCGAATCAGGAGAGCTGTCATCAGTCCTTGGCCTTCGGCGCGGGTTGAGCGGGCTTGACGGGCTCAGGCTTGGGCGCCTCAGCAGCGGGCACCATCTGGCCACTGGGGAGCATCACGAACTCGCCAGACAGGCCGTGATGTTCATAGTGTTGGTCGGCCGCCATAGTTAGGGTTGAGCTTCCGTACCCTCAGGCTATGGAGCGGCGTTGATTGCGTTATCTCGGGTTCGGTAGCGGATCAGGAAGCGCTGCCCGATCCATCCGGCGGTTGCATCGGCCGCCTCGTACTGCGGCGCCCAGCCATCGGGCTGCACGTCATGCGCAAGGCCACCGAGGGTCCGGTCGCTCATCATGCGGGTATGCACATCCACGCCGATTGGGTCCGCTAGTTGGTCGGGCACGTCGCCGCGCACGTAGGTTTCGATCAACACCGGCAGCGCCTGGTCGAGTCGCCCCAGGCTCGCGCCGGTGGTGCGTGGGGCATTAACCGGGTTGTCCTCGCCAGGGCTGACGATGAGCGCCGGGGCCTCCGACCTAGAGAGCGCCTGCACCCGGCTGCGGTGGATCCTCGTGCCGACTTGCACCGTGCCGGGCAGGGTCACGGTGGCGATGTGATTGAGAATCTGCTCTCGGATGCTGGGGGCGGTCATGGCTCAGGATGGGGGATTCTGCGGCTGAAGTCCGTCGATGAATTGCTGCGGCAGGTCGTAGCCGCTGGCGAGAGTGATCAGGTATGCCTGCAGGTTGACAGGGATCATTTGGGCGGCCATGCCCAAGCCCCATGCCTCCAGGAAGGTGCGGGCGTCGCCTTGTGATGCCTGGCCCAGGCCGACGCCGATCATCAGGTGGAGCACCGGTGCGGATTGGGCGATAGCGGCAACAAACTCATTAATCGCCGCATCAGCAGCAAGCGCCGCGCCAAACTCCAGCCACCGGCCAGCTGCGGCGCCATTGATGCCAAAATACGCCTCAGCTTCGGCCTTGGAGTCGAACCAGAACCAGCCGTCAACCGGATAGGTTGCGCTGCTGCGATCCTCTGCCCGCAAAGTAAAATTTGGAGCGTAAATACCCGTGCTGGCGTAGCTTAGAAAGTCGCCTGTAAATTTGTAGAAACCGGGGTTGATCATGCGGTTACCGTCCAGCCCTTGCTAGTGGCTATAGTTGGGGTGTGGCCGGTAGTGCCCCAGTTGCCAGTTACCGTGATCGTGCGTGGGCTACCGCTTGCGGTGGGGAGATTTGTATAGATTTCATCAAGCGCTGCCGGGCCCAAGGATAAGTTAGCAAGGTTGATATTTTGATTAGCAGGGAAAGTGGCCCTGACCCTGGCAATACTAGGAGAATTGGTTGCAAAATTTGTTAAGTTTGATACACTAGACAGCACAAAAGCTGGCACTTCCTGAAGCGCGGGATCACTTTGCAAACAGCCAGAAACATTGGTTGCCGCCGCTAGGTTCATTGGTGCCACTTCCTGGAGATTGGTGCAGTTAAAGAAAAAGTTGGTAAATGTATTTCCTAGCGCTGTATTATACAGGGGAGCCCGCACGATCCCCGACCCGCTCCAGAAACTGTTAAAGTTATTGCCCTTTCCAGTATCTATTAGCGGCGGTACTCGCATACTTCGCGTGCCAGACCCGTAACCAGAAAATGATGTTCCATTTGCTGTATTAAACAAGGGCAGTTCTGGAAGCAAAAAACAATCTTGTACGAAGCCTGGGAATAACAACCCTGCTGCCGTATTGAACAAATGCAGCTTCTGAAGGGACGATGATCCACGTAGAAAACTTGTGTAGTTTGTTTGTGTGCTTGAACCGCCAACCCATTCAAACTGTTCTAGGTACCGATGCACCCATGAATCAGTGGCAAACGTGGTTACTGTTCCCACGTTGTTCATCGCCAGTCGTATATCCAGCCACCCTGAGCTGCGGCCATTCACTAGGCCCGCTTGTGTGTGCTTTACGCTCAGGTCGATTACGCTCAGCGTTTGACCTGCCTGCGGAGTAACTGTTACGATTGCAGTCTTATAGCCGCGACTTGTTACAGCTCCCAAGCCAGACGCTGCGTAGCTGTAGTTATAGAGAGCAGTCGTGTTGCTTGCAACGTTGACCGGTGCGCTGCCATCGCCCCAATCAACTGTGAACGCTCCGGTGCATCGAATCGTGGCAAAGTTTGAGCCGTGATCAAATACTGCATATAGGCCACAAAATACCTGATCCGTGGCGGCGACTGCGGGCAGTGCTGGCCAATCGGCGGGGCGGGTCCAAGTGGTGGCAGGGGCGCCGCCAACTGGGTTAAACGTTCCGCTCTGCTTTACTCGCAAGGTCATCAGATGCCCCCAATCCAAAGGTCGTTATCAACCGCATTGGTGGGCTCAACGGTGCCGATCCAATAAACCGCTGCTGCGCCAGCCGGTCTTGCTGCGCTGGAGTTTGTGCCGTGGGTGACAACTTGCATGGAATTGACAACCCGGCTGTCATCACCAGCGGCCACCGTGTTGGCTGTAGTGCCGACATTCAGCGATGCAGAGCCACCTAGGGTCGGCAGCCCTGATAGCGAGCCGTAAGCGATCTGGGCCCCGTCGCCGCCGTCGTGGTTGTGGCTGTTGCCGTTGGTGACTCCCTGCGCTGCGGGGGCATAGGCGGCGTTTCCCTCGGCGGCAGTCAAATAGCTGGGGTGCGGATCTGCTGCCGCCTCATGCGCTCCGATTGCCGCCGCCACCTCCGAGTCCCTGGCGATGCCTGAAGGGATGTCGCCATCGGTTAGCGCAGTGGCTGACTGCCTGTATCGAGAGTCTCCTTCGGCCTGGGTCAGGTACTGAGCGTGCGGGTCCGCTGCGCCTTCGTGGGCCGATACTGCTGCTGCTGCCGCCCCTGCCGCCTCTTTGCCCCCCAGCGCCGCGCTCAGCCCTGTTACCTGCGACTGCGCCAGCGTGATGGCATCGTCGCCGCCGCTGCCGTGGCTGTTGGCGTGCGCTGTTGGCGTGCGAGCGTTGCTCAGTCTTGCGTCGCCCTCCAGTATTGGGGTCGCCGCTGATTGCTTCAGAAGTTTCCCGGTCGTCCCGTCAAACAGCGCCGCCCGCCCGTCTGTGCTGCTAACGGGGCCGACCACATCGCCAGACCCGCTGCCGCCACCACCCGGCTCAAACGGCAGATCGTTAAACGCAGTGCCAGCAATTGTGCTGCCACTGACTACACCATCACCTACTTTCCGGCGGCCTGTGCTGCGGCCTGTAGCGGCGTCTTTCTCTATCCATACCTCACCCTCCAGCAGGATTGGGTTGGTTGCAGTGATCGCCGCCAGGGTTGAAAACCGCTGCTGCAACCTGCCCGTGAAGA